GGTAGAGGCGGCTGGTGGGGCTGGGGATGGCGTCGTAGTTGGGGATGGTGGTCATGGCAACCAACTATCATCAACAGGCTTGCTGGCACTAGCGTTGTAACAGGAACAACTGAGGCAAATGAATTAATTAGTTCTCAGACCGAGCAGTACATTAGATCAAGAAATACTCAATTTTTCATCACCAACTCAAAACCAAGAACAAGATATTATCAATTTATTGACGGTATAAGTGGTGTTGATTTTGTTCCAAAACTCTTGGAAATAGCAAATAGTTCAAATTTATCTACTTCAGGTTCAGTTGGAACTTTCACTGTTGGAGAAACGGTTATTGGATATAATAATTCCGGAACTAAAACAATATCATTTAGAATTTGTACACCTAATCATAAAATAGGTCCATACAATAATCCGGAAAAAACTTATAACCAATATCCATATAATTCTTCAGTGAATATCCTAACAACTTATAGTCAATCAAGTTCATATTTGAACGTTGATACGGTATCTCTTGCAGAAGAAGCACAGGGAGCCTTTGGTGGATATGTTGAAGTTGGAACAAAATTAGTTGGTCAAACTAGTGGTGCTGTTTGCTATGTTAAAGAACTCAGACTGGTATCTGATAACTATGGGGATTTGGTTGGCGCATTCTTCTTAAGAGATCCTCATTCAAATCCACCACCAGCAATCAGAATCAATACTGGAACTAAAACTTATAGAGTTAGCTCTAGTCCATCTGATGAAAAACCATTACCAGGTTCTACAAAAATTTGCAATGGTGAAACTACATTTACATCAACCGGAACAGTTAATACATTCCAAAGAACTATTACCACTTTTATAACAGACTATGTTGATCCATTAGCACAATCATTTACTGTTGGTGGAACGGTAGAAGCACCTAATGGAAATGTTCCTGAAGATGACAAGAATGGTGCATTTTTAACTGCTGCTGATCTTTATTTCTATAGTAAAGACACTGAATTCCCAGTTACTGTTGAAATTAGAACTATGGAATTGGGCACACCAACAAGAACAGTTGTTGGTCAATCCGTAACTATTCGCCCAGAACAAATTAGTATCTCCGACGATGCAAGTGTTGCAACGAAAGTTACTTTCCCATTCCCAATTTATCTTTCACCTGGGCAAGAATATGCTCTAGTTTTATTATCTCCACAAAGTGACTCATATGAAGTTTTCATAGCAGAAATGGGTGAAAAAGCATTAAATCCTGGACTTTCCCCTAATGAAGTTCTTTATAATAGACAGTGGGCTATGGGAAGTTTGTTTAAGTCACAAAATGGTTCAATTTGGACTGCAAACCAATATCAGGATTTGAAATTTAGATTATATAAAGCACAATTCACAACCAATCCAGGGACTGTAATTTTCTACAATCCAGAATTAAATGAAAGTAATGGATATGTCCAGACTTTAGAACCAGAACCAATTACTGTCTATAATAGAAATCTAGCTGTTGGAATCACAACAATTCCAGCATCCAGTACTGCAATGTTGTCATTATTAACATCTGGTAGAAAAGTTGGAGAAGCAGCAAAAACAAATGTCTTTGGAACGATAGTTTCTACGGGAAGTAGCGTAACATCTGTTGGAATTGCAACAGCAGGTATTAATTACACTACACAATCAAATGTGGAGACTTTCCCACTTACTGGATCTGGAACCGGTCTTAGATTGAATATTACAGCAACTTCTGGTGCTATTACTGCAGTAAGTGTTGCAAGAGGTGGAAACGGATATGCTAGGGGTGACACTGTAGGTATTGTAACTTCTTCAGCTGGTGCAACTGGTAGAAGAGCTGTAATAACGGTTGGTTCTGTTGATGGCATAGACACTCTATATCTTAGTGATGTTCAGGGGCAGTCTTTCACCCCTGAAGTATCATTAGTATATTTCAATGACAGTAATGCTAGAGTTAGTTTGGCATCGACTTTAGTTAAAAGTTCAAATGCACCTGGAGATAATTATAGAGGGAACATAATTAGAGTCATCCATCCTGGACATGGTATGCACACTACAAATAATATTGTAACACTATCAAATGTTGCAAGTGACTCAATTCCAGTAGTGATACAAGATGATTTAGAAGTTTCTGGAACTTCAATACCAGTTGGAACTGCAAATACTAGTATATTTGGAACTTTTGAGGGACAAACAGTTAGTGCTTCAAATCCAGGATATGCATTAATTGACCAAGAGATAATTAAATATGAAAGTGTATCTAGCAATTCTCTGGAGGCTATCACTAGAGGGCAAGATTCAACTAATATAGAACAACACTTGGCTGGAAGTTTAGTCTATAAGTATGAATTGAATGGGGTTTCTCTTAGAAGAATCAATACAAATCATTTTATTAGCAATATTTCCAAATCTTTAGATCTTTATTATATTGAAATCGATAGAAGTAAAAATGGAGTAAATAGATCTACTGATGGAACTTTCCCACAACTAAGTTTTTCTTCTGAGGCACCTTTGGGTGGAGAAGGAGTTAAAGCAACAGAGAATATTTTGTTTGGATCTGTAACTCCAACATATGGATTTATTACTCCAGGCACTGTAACCACTGTAGAAGCATCTATAAGAACAATTAGTGCAACTAGTGTAAATGGATCTGAAATTTCTTTTGTCGATCAAGGATTTGAGAGAGTTCAGTTAAATCAGGTAAATAATTTAACATCCATGAGAATGGTTGCGTCTAAACCAAATGAAGATGAATATCTGGATGGACTACCAAGAAATAAATCATTCACAACAGCAATTGTTTTAAGGACAACTGATAAGAATTTATCACCAATTCTTTATACTGACGTTGCTAATACTGAATTTAGATTTAATAGAATTGATGCTCCAATTGATGACTATGTAAATAGTTCTTTGACAAATTCACTTGATTCCGATCCCCATGCGGCGAAATACATTTCCAATAGAATTAGATTAAAAAATCCAGCAACATCTTTAAGAGTTATTATAACTGCCAATAGACCAGCTGGAACAGATTTCAGAGTCTTGTACAGTATTACTAGACCAGATTCGGAAGCACAACAGCAAGTATTTGAATTATTCCCTGGATATGAAAACTTAGTTGATACTGATGGGGATGGATTTGGTGATAGAGTAGTTGATCCAGTAGAAAATACCGGTCACTCTGATGCATTCGTAGATGCTAATCCCGATCCTAGGAGACTTTCCGAGTATCAGTTTACTGCAAATAACTTGGGTGAGTTTACTGAATTTGCAATTAAAGTGGTTATGTCTTCTAGAGATCAGACTAAAATTGTAACACTTAACGACATTAGAGTTCTTGCACTAGCATGAAAATGATACCAGTCGAAGGTCATCCAAATCTTTATAGGGATGAAAAAACAGGAGCTATTATAAATTATGATGACATTGGATTTAATGCTTATAAAAATGCATCCAAAATTAGAATGAATGAAAGAGAAAAGCAAAAAGAAGAAATTAACAACTTAAAAAATGAAGTTGGTGAAATTAAATCTCTTTTAATGGAGTTAATAAATGAATCCAGAAAACATTGATTTACAATCTATGAATAAATTATTTGAATATGAAAAACATTCTAGATTTATTGACACGTTATCCGTGGATGAGTTGAAAGATTTTGCAAAACTATATTGTAAGATGTATTTAAAACAGCAAGAAGTTTTGCAGTCTATTCAAAGCATTGAAATATAAATAGATTAAAAGTCTATCCATAAAATGGCAGTATATGTATCCAACATTGTAATTGAGCAGGGATTTAATTTCAATAATACATTTGAATTTGAATCTATTGTTACAAATACTGAATTAAATTTATCTGGTTATGGTATAACTGCACAGTTGAGAAAAAATTATTCCAGTTCCAGCGCAGTTTCTTTTGCGTGTACTGTTGTTACAGGTTCGACTGGAAAAATTAAAATCTCTTTAACTGATGAGCAAACTGCCACATTAAAACCAGGTAGATATGTTTATGATGTTGCAATTCAAGAAGGTGGATTTTCTTCTGAGAACGACAAGCAAAAAGTTGTAGAAGGAATGGCATTAGTTAGAGCCGGTGTAACAAAATAGGGGGGATTTCTAATGGCTAAACCATCTACAAGACAGGAACTTGTCAATTATTGTTTAAGAAGATTAGGAGCTCCTGTTCTAGAAATAAATATTGATGATGATCAAATTGATGATTTGGTCGATGATGCCCTTCAATATTTCCATGAGCGTCATTTTGATGGTGTTGAAAGAATGTATTTAAAATATCAAATAACTCAAGAGGATATTGACAGGGGAACAGCAAATGCACCAAATGGAGTTGGTATAGTTACTACATCTGCAACATCTCCAGTAGGAACACAAAATTTTTACGAAAGTTCAAATTATATACAAGTTCCAGATTCAGTAATTGGTATAGAAAAGGTATTTAAGTTTGATACTAGCTCTATTTCTGGTGGTATGTTTAGTATCAAATATCAACTATTTTTAAATGATTTATATTATTTTAACTCGGTTGAACTTTTACAATATGCCATGGTTAAAAGTTATTTGGAGGATATTGATTTCTTATTGACAACTGATAAGCAGGTAAGATTCAATAAAAGACAAAATAGACTTTATTTGGATATTGATTGGGGTTCACAAAAAGCTGGAAATTATATAATTTTTGACTGCTTTAGAATTTTAGATCCAAATGATTTCACTAAAGTATATAATGACAGTTTTCTAAAACAATATTTAACGTCTTTAATTAAAAGACAGTGGGGACAGAACTTAATTAAGTTCCAGGGAGTAAAACTTCCTGGTGGAATTGAATTGAATGGAAGGCAAATATATGATGATGCTGAAAAAGAGATAGCAGATATTAAATCAAGAATGACTCTTGATTATGAAATACCACCATTAGATTTTATTGGATAATGGCACTAAATCCATATTTTTTACAAGGCTCTCCCGGAGAGCAGAATTTAGTACAAGATTTAATAAATGAACATTTAAAAATGTTCGGGGTTGATGTTTATTATATTCCAAGAAAACAAATAGATACCGATAACATCTTAAATGAAGTTCAATCATCAAAGTTTGATGACAACTTTATTATTGAGGCTTATTTGAACAACTATGAAGGATATGGTTCATCAAGTGACATAATGACAAAATTTGGTCTTAAATTGACAAATGAACTTACATTGACAATATCTAGAGAAAGATTTGAAGAATTTATTGCCCCATTCTTACAATCAATGGTTGATGCTGAAGAATCTGATCCTAATTACGATAATGGTGCAAAAACTGTTCTAGCTACGAGACCTAAAGAGGGAGACCTAATATACTTTCCATTAGGAGAAAGATTATTTGAAATTAAAAGAGTTGAGTTTGAGAATCCTTTTTATCAGTTAGGTAAAAATTATATCTATGAATTGAAATGTGAACTCTTTGAATATGAAGATGAAAAAATTGATACTAGTATTGATGAAATACAAAATACAGTTGAAGATTATGGATTTATGTCTACATTAGTTTTGATTGGAACTGGTGTTACTGCAACTGCGAGTGTTTCAATTGCATCTACGGGAGTTGTAAGAAAGATTTATTTAAATAATGATGGATATAACTACGTCAGCACACCAATAGTAACTATTTCGGAACCTCCTGCAGGTGGACAAAGAGCATCTGCTGTTGCAGTTATTCGTAACAAGGGTATAAATGAAATATTACTAACAAATGCTGGATATGGATACACAGTTGCACCAACAGTTACGATAAGTGGCGGTGGTGGGGCTGGAGCTGCAGCAACTTGCGCCATTGTTTCAGATTCTGTTTATAAAATAAACTTACTAAACGCAGGTTCTGGATATTATTCACAACCAACAATAACAATTGGATCGCCTAATGTAGGTGTTTCAACAGCAATTGTTTCAGCATTATTGACTTCTGTTGGAACAATTTCAACAATTAGAATTTCCGATTCTGGAACAGGATATACATCTCCACCATCAATCACAATTTCACCACCACCCAATGTTGGTGTAGGAACTTTCTTGAAAGATGAGGAGGTTGTTGGGTCAACATCTGGAGCAAGAGCAACAATAAAAACCTGGGATGATGTTTCTGGTGAAAAGGTTCTTAAAATCTATCTAAATAATGGTACTTTCATACCAGGAGAATCTGTAGTTGGTACAGCATCATCTGCATCATATAGTGTAAAATCTTTTTCTAAAATTGATACCAATGATGATTATGCAGAAAATCAAGAATTCCAAAAAGAAGCTGAACAAATTTTAGATTTTTCTGAGACTAATCCATTTGGTACTTACTAATGCTTGGAACATATTACTATCATCAAATTATAAGGAAAACGATCGTTGCCTTTGGAAATTTATTTAATGACATTTATATTAGACATCAAGATGCAGATTCTAACGATATTTCTGAAATAAAAGTTCCATTGGCGTATGGACCTTCTCAAAAATTTCTAGCTAAGATTAAACAACAATCTGAGTTAAATAAACCGATTGCAATCACACTTCCACGAATGTCTTTTGAGATGACATCTTTGGCATACGACGCAACAAGAAAGACTGGAATTACACAAACATTTAAGGCTGTAGATTCAAATGATAATATTAAAAAAGTCTACATGCCAGTTCCATATAATATTGGATTTGAATTAAGTGTTCTTGCAAAATTAAATGATGATGCTTTACAAATAGTTGAGCAAATACTTCCAATTTTTCAACCAGGATTTAATGTAACTATAGATTTAATTGATTCTATTGGAGAAAAAAGAGATATTCCAATTGTCCTGAACAATATATCATTCCAAGATGATTATGAAGGAGATTTCAGCACCAGAAGATCATTGATTTACACTTTTGCCTTTACGGCTAAGGTTCATATGTTCGGTCCAATTTCTGAGAGCACTGATGGTCTCATTAGAAAAGTTCAAGTTGATACTTATACATCAATTGATAGAACTACTGCTAAGAGAGAAATGAGATATACTCTTGTCCCAGATCCAATAGATGCTGAACCATCTGATGATTTCGGGTTTAGTGAAACTATAGAAAACTTCTACGATTCTAGAGAATATAGTCCAACCCAACAAACTGATATTTGAGTATAAAATATGGATTCCTTTGATGCAATTTCAAATTCATTAAATGTAGATACTAGTATTCCAACAGAAATAAAAAAATCAACATCGGAAATTGAGGTATTACCAGTCGATAAAACAGATGGTGATATAAGAAAAGATTATGAATATACTAGGGCAAATTTATACTCTTTGATTGAAAAGGGTCAAGAGGCTATAAACGGTATTATGGAATTAGCGGGAGAAAGTGACTCTCCAAGAGCTTATGAAGTAGCAGGTCAATTAATTAAAAACGTTGCAGATACTACGGATAAATTAATTGACCTTCAAAAAAAATTAAAAGAAGTTGAGGAAGATTCCCCCAAAACAACAAACAATGTTACCAACAATTCACTATTTGTTGGATCGACTGCCGAACTGTCAAAGTTATTGAAGCAAGGTTTTCTAAATAATAAAGAGTAGTTTTTTCAATAAGTGAATAAATTCAAACCCCATAAAACGGTTGAACAAATTGCAAAGAAACACCGCCTCAGTGTTTCTTTCATACAAAGGCAACTTGATATGGGTGAACCTATTGAGCATGAGCATACAAAAAATCACACATTAGCAAAATACATTGCTTTGCAGCATCTTGATGAAATTCCTGATTATTATACTCGCTTGAAAAAAATGGAGGCAGATGCCAAAAAGCATCATAAAAAGTTTAAAGATGTAAATATAAAGGAAGAAGGTCTTCGTGATTGGTTTGGTAAATCTAAATCAAAAAATAAAAAACCAGGTTGGGTTGATGTTGTAGATGGCGATGCTTGTGCAAGAGAGGAGGGAGAAACTGCGACTCCAAAATGCGTTTCTTCCGAAAAACGTGCTTCAATGAGTAGAGAAGAAAGGCTTGCCGCACAGGCAGCAAAAAGAAGAGAAGACCCAAATCAACCACAAAAATCTGGTGCTGCTAAACCAACTATGGTGCAAACAGATAGAAAAACAAGGAAAGAGGAAATGGACTTACAAGAAGTAAAGGACAAACCAAGTAAAGGTAGTGGTAAAAAAGATGCTTGCTACCATAAGGTTCGTTCAAGATATGATGTTTGGCCAAGTGCATATGCATCAGGAGCACTTGTAAAATGTAGAAAAGTTGGCGCTGCAAATTGGGGAACAAAAACTGAAGAAAACTCAATGTCCTTAAATTATGATTGGGACACTCCAATTCGTGAAAGAGCAGATAGATATTGTCCAAAGTGTGAGAAGCTTGAAACAAGAAATGAATGTAAGTACGGTGTCAAATATTGGGATATGTTCTCGTTGCCAGCAGAGGTAATTTCAAATAAAAATGATTTTAAAACAACCTTGCCGTATTCTGGATATGAAAAAATATCAACGGATGATTTAATTTCCACTAATAAAATTAAATATAATCCAAATAGACCTCATCCAGCAAATGAGTCCAAGGAACCAGATCATGAATATTCGATGGCTCGTTCAGAAATCTCCACAATCATTGCAGCTGCAAAAAGAATTAGGAAAAAAATGAAAGGTGAGGGTAATATTGAAGCATGGGTTCAATCAAAAATTACTAAAGCAGCAGATTATCTAGATACTGCTGCAGATTACATTGAAAGTGGTGAACATGATGTTGGTGAATCTTGTTGGCCGGGATATAAAAGAAAACCCAAAACTAAAAAGTTTTCTCCAGGTTCTTGTGTGAAAGAAACGTATTCAAATTGGAGAGAAGAGTTGCAATTAAATCCAACAACCTTTGAGTTTGTTGATTTGATAAAACCGGATCCTCTACAACCAACTAGAGGTATTGGTAGTGATTTAGTTAGTGAAGATTGGCAAAAAGTTAATCGTAAAGACAACACGGATGGATTGAGTCAATCAGCAGTAGATGCTTATCGTCGTGAGAATCCAGGTTCTAAACTTCAGACAGCAGTAACCGAAAAAAATCCTTCCGGGAAGAGAGCTCAGCGTAGAAAAAACTTTTGCAGTAGAATGAGTGGGATGAAAAAAAGATTAACATCTGCAGAAACTGCCAGAGATCCAGATTCAAGAATTAACAAAGCTTTACGCCGCTGGAGGTGCAACTAATGAAATCTTTCAATCAATTCATTTCAGAAAGTATTAATATTTCTGGAGATTTTAACGGAAATCTTTATATGAATGGTTCTTCACAACCTGAATTATCTAAAGAATCTTTTATTGCCGACGTAGTTTGGAACGGTAAGATATATCGTATGGAATTGGAAGGTAAAATGATTTCAAAAAATCAACTTGCTGAACAATTGCAAGATGAATATCCTGGTGCAATTGTCCATAACATTTATCCAAATTCAACTAGTTCTATCAAGGTTAAAAACGCACAAAGATATCAACCAGAAAGACTCTCATGGTCTGAATAATAGAGGATTAAACTATGGCTCAGTGGAATAAGAACGAACAAGATTATCTAAATCAGGAAAGAACCCTCTTTGAAGTTTATATGAGGGCTGATAAGTATGGTCAAATTTATGAAGATCTTGGTCAGGGATTTTCTGGAGATGCTTTTGGAAGACTGAGAACATCAAGTCCTTACACTCTTGGAGATTATAAGCATCTTTATTCTATTGATCCCGATTTTATAGATGTTAAAGTAGGTACTGGTGCAAATGTAAGTTTTGATGCCAATCAAGCAGCAGCAATTTTAAGTTCTGGTATTAGTACTGATGGATATACCATTCACCAGACAAAGAGATACCATCATTATATGCCCGGTAAATCTCAGGTAATTTATTCAACATTCAATTTTGGTGCAGCACAACAAAATGTTTATAAGAGGACTGGATATTTTGATGATAGAGATGGTATTTTCTTTGAGCAAGCACCAGATGGAACTTTGAGTTTTGTAATTAGATCTTATGTAACTGGTATTGCATCAGATAGAAGAGTTACTCAATCAGAATGGAATAAAGATAAACTCGATGGAACTGGTCCTTCTAGATTTAATTTAGACATTACAAAAACTCAATTATTCATGACTGATTTTGAATGGTTGGGTGTGGGTAGAGTTCGTTGTGGATTTAGTATTAATGGATTAAATCTTATTGCCCACGAATTTTATAATTCAAATGTTCTTCCAACAGTTTATATGTCTAATCCAAATCTTCCAGTAAGATGTGAGGTTAGAAATGTAGGAACACAAGTAGGTGCTGGCGGTTCTTTCATTCAAATTTGTTCTACTGTAATGAGTGAAGGTGGATACGTGGAAGCGGGTAGAGAATTTTCACATACAACGAACCTTAGGACTGTTGGTATTGGTAGTACAGTTCCAATTATTGCAATTAGGCTCAAGAATTCATTTAAAGGATATCCAAATAGAGCAACAGTAAAACTTGAAGATGTTTCCGTCTTTAGTAATGGAGCAAATGTAAAATATGAGGTTGTAAAATTAAGAAGTTCTGTTGGCATCAATTCGACAGGAACTTGGGTTTCTGAGAATACAGAATCTGTGGTTGAATTTAATGAAAGTGCTACTGGAATTAGCACTGTATATTTTGAAGATTTTATGGGTGGTTATGCTGCGGGAGAAAGTCAAAATTCACAAAAACCATCAGCAACAACTGCAGATGCTCAATTAGGACCATCATCTAAGAAAAATTACATAGCACAAAGTTTTGATTCAACAGACTCAGAACTATTTTCAGTTCGTGTAACTAATATAAGTGATGCTAGTACCAACGTAGGTGTTTCTATTAGATGGAGAGAGATTTATTAATTTATGGCAATTGAAGATATTCAACTAAAGCATTCGGATGCTTACCTTTCTAATCCGAATTTAAAAAGAGCAAATACTACAATTCAGTGGACTCAAGAACAAATCATAGAATTCCTTAAATGTAAGGATGATCCGGTTTATTTTGCTAAAAATTATATTAAGATTGTTTCTCTGGACCATGGATTAATACCTTTTAAATTATATGAATTTCAAGAAAGATTAATTACACGATTTCACGAGAATCGTTTCAACATTTGTAAAATGCCTAGGCAGACTGGTAAATCTACCACTGTCGTGTCTTATCTTTTACATTATGCTCTTTTTAATGATAACGTAAATATTGCAATTCTTGCTAACAAGGCATCAACTGCAAGAGATTTACTACAAAGATTACAGTTAGCTTATGAGAACCTACCTAAGTGGATGCAGCAAGGCGTTCTACAGTGGAATAGAGGTAGTTTAGAACTAGAGAATGGATCGAAGGTAATGGCAGCGTCTACGTCCGCCTCAGCGGTTCGTGGTGGTTCATATAATATTATCTTCTTGGACGAATTTGCGTTTATCCCAAACCATATTGCAGATGACTTTTTTGCTTCGGTTTATCCTACAATTTCTTCAGGTCAAAGCACTAAGGTAATTATTGTTTCTACCCCTAGAGGTATGAATCATTTTTATCGCATGTGGCATGATGCTGAAAAAAGTAAAAATGAATATGTACCAACTGATGTTCATTGGTCGGAAGTTCCAGGAAGAGATGATAAGTGGAAAGCTCAAACAATTGCAAACACTTCTGAGCAACAATTTAAAGTTGAATTTGAATGTGAGTTTTTAGGATCTGTCGATACTTTAATTAATCCAACAAAATTAAAATCTCTAGTTTATGATGATCCAATTAAAAGAAATAAGGGATTGGACATATATCAAAAACCAATAACTGAAAATAATTATCTTATCACAGTAGACGTTGCTAGAGGAATTGGAAATGATTATTCAGCATTTATAGTTTTTGATATTACTAATTTCCCATACAAAGTAGTTGCCAAATATAGGAATAATGAAATAAAACCAATGCTTTTTCCAAGCATAATTAATGAAGTTGCAAAAGGATATAATAATGCTTGGATACTAATCGAAGTTAATGATATTGGAGATCAAGTAGCTAGTATTTTACATTTTGACTTAGAGTATGATAATGTTTTAATGTGCTCGATGCGTGGAAGAGCTGGTCAAATTGTCGGATCTGGATTTAGTGGTAAAAAATCTCAACTGGGAGTCAGAATGACTTCTGCAGTTAAAAAACTTGGATGTTCTAATTTAAGAACTTTAGTAGAAGACGATAAACTTTTAATTAATGATTATGATATCATAAGTGAGTTAACTACATTCATTCAAAAGCACAATTCATTCCAAGCAGAAGAGGGATGTAATGATGACTTAGCAATGTGTCTTGTTATTTTTTCATGGTTAGTCGCTCAAGATTATTTTAAAGAGATGACTGATAATGATATCAGAAAAAGAATATATGAAGAACAAAAAAATCAAATTGAGCAGGACATGTCTCCATTTGGATTTATTGTTGATGGATTAGATGATTCAGAAGTTACTATTGATAGTAACACGGGAGATAGATGGATGTTTGCAACTCAAGATAATCAAATGCAAACTGCAGAGATATGGAATGTTGATGAATATGGAGATAAGTCATATATGTGGGAATACAGATAAATGGATTTAAATGATCAATTTGAACTAGAGCATTTATTCTTTTCCGAAAGAAAATGTAGAGCGTGTGGAAAGAGAAAAAATTTAACAGATGGTTTTTATAAAATTAGAAAAAATAACACTATTTCATCGTCATACGCATATGAATGTAAGGAATGTACAATTAAAAGAATAACGGAATCAAGAAAAAAAGTAGCAAAAAAAGTAGAGTGGGAATATCCTGATTGGTGAAATAGTGTTCATGCACTGTTTCCCCATTGAAAGAAGTAGTTTTTCTAAATAATATTAGAGTAATTCTGGATTGCAGAGGGAAAAAAATGGCGCTAAATTTAGCATCTCCCGGAATTGTCGTTAGAGAAATTGACTTAACAACTGGAAGAGTAAATCCAGCCGCTAGTCAATTCGGAGCCATTTGTGCTCCATTTGCAAAGGGACCTGTAGATGTACCTACTTTAGTAGAGACCGAAAATGATCTTTTAAATATTTTCGGTTCTCCATATGCGACAGACAAGCACTATGAGCATTGGATGGTTGCATCATCCTATTTGGCATATGGTGGATCTCTTAGAGTTGTAAGAGCAGATGATTCTGATTTTAGAAATGCTTCATCTGGCATTACATCAGTAAAAATTAAAAGTTTAGAACAATATACTCAATTAGGGTATGATGAAAACACAATCAACGGCGTAACTGTCGTTGCTCAGAATCCTGGTTCTTGGGCAAACGGAATTAAAGTTGCAATTATTGATTCGTTTGCTGATGTTGTCTTAACCGTACCAACTACAGCAGGGCTTCAAGTTGGATATGGAGTAAGTCAATCCCTTTCCAGTAAAGTAATCGCTGGAGTAGGAACAACAACCGCTGGTTCTGGTTTTATTAAGGGAATTATTACTGGTGTTGGTGCTGCAGCAGGTCTTGGAACTAATCAAGTAGCGGCTAAAATATTATCAACAGTAAGTTCTACTCTCACTAATGAAACTGCCGTAGAATATCAACCATTAGGTGTTTATGAATTTGATAATGGTGCAATTTCATTTTTAGACAACAATAGTAGCGTAGTATCAAATACATCTGTAACAGCAGCTGTCGATTGGTTCGATACACAAACTATTGGAATAACATCGACATTAACGATTTCATGGAATAATCTTGCAAATAGACCTGGAACTTCAGACTATGCTGATTCAAGAGGATCAAGATTTGATGAACTTCATGTAGTTTTGATTGATGCTGAGGGTCTTATTACTGGAAACTCAGGAACAATTCTTGAAAAGCATCTTGGACTCTCAAAAGCAAAAGATGCTACATTCTCGGTAGGAAGCCCATCATACTGGAGAAAATATTTGGCAGAAAATTCTGCTATTATTTTTGGAGGAAGTGCTCCAGCGGGACTGACCACAACCGGTTATACTGAAAATTTTGAATTAGCATTAGATATTGGTTGGGATCAAGATGCAGAAGGTATTACTTTTGCTGCTTGTGGAAATAGAAATTTGACTTTAACTGGTGGATTAAATTATAATGGGCAAACTGGTATTACCACTTCAGGAGCATTAACTGCAACCATTGCAGAGCTTTCTGATGGATACGATTTATTTGAAAGTACAGATACATTTAAAGTAGATTTTCTACTTATGGGATCTGCCAACTATACAAAAGAAGGCGCTCAGGCTTTAGCAAATAAAATTATTTCAGTTGCGGAACTTAGAAAAGATGCAGTTGCATTTATTTCACCATATAGAGGAGCATTTTTAAATGATACTGGAGTTGGATCAGTTACTGTAAATGGTCCAGAAGAAATTACGGACAATGTAATTAGTTTCTATTCACCAATTACATCATCCTCATACGCTGTATTTGATAGTGGTTATAAGTACACATATGATAGATTCTCAAACACATTCAGATACATTCCATTAAATGGTGATATTGCTGGATTGTGTGCAAGAACTGATATTAATGTATTTCCATGGTATTCTCCAGCAGGAACAAGTAGAGGTTCAATCCTCAATGCAGTTAAACTAGTTTATGACCCAACGAAGTCTCAAAGAGATCGCCTGTACTCAAATAGAATTAATCCAGTAATATTCTCAACTGGATCTGGTATTCTTCTTTTCGGTGATAAGACTGGACTCGGAAAAGCATCTGCATTTGATAGAATCAACGTCCGCAGACTGTTCATTTATGTTGAGCAAGCAATTTCTCAGGCAGCTAAGGATGTTCTGTTTGAATTTAACGATGAAATTACCAGAACAAACTTTGTCAATATTGTCGAACCGTTCTTACGTGATGTAAGAGCTAAGCGTGGAATTTTTGATTATGTTGTTGTTTGTGATGAAACAAATAACACACCAGCGATTATTGATAATAATGAATTTGTTGCCGACATCTATATTAAACCTGCAAGATCGATTAACTTCATTGGTCTTACATTTATTGCCACCAGAACTGGTGTTGCATTTGAAGAAGTTATTGGAAATTTCTAATTAACATAGAGGTTTAAAAAAAATGGCTACCAGAACTCAATTAAATACACCACCACTAAGAAGAATCACTGATTTTAAGAGCAAGATGTCTGGTGGTGGTGCCAGACCTAATCTCTTTGAATGTGTCCTTTCTTTCCCTGCGGCATCTCCAGTAGATAACGCAATCTTGGATAAGGCAAGATTTCTTGTCAAGGCAGCAAATCTTCCAGCTTCAAATGTCGCACCAATTGAAGTTCCATTTAGAGGAAGAATTTTAAAAGTTGCAGGTGAAAGAACCTTTGATAGTTGGACTGTTACGATTATCAACGATACTGATTTTGCTCTCCGCTCATCATTTGAAAAGTGGATGAACACGATTAATAGAGTATCAGATAATACTGGAGTTACAAATCCAGAGGCATATCAAGCAGATGCATATGTCTATCAATTAGACCGTGATGGATCTGTACTCAGAGTATATCATTTTTATGATGTATTCCCAACTCAAATTAGTGCAATTGATCTTGCTTATGACGCAAATGCTGATATTGAGCAATTCACTGTAGAACTTCAAGTTCAGTGGTGGGAGGCTATTAGAGGTAATGGTCCTTCAGCAGGCGGTGAAGATATTAACTAAATAGAGATAATATTAGGTTAGTTTTTATAAGATGGCAAAACTTTTTGGTTTTTCTATTGAAGATTCGCAAGAAAAAAATTCAAAGAATATACTATCCCCCGTCCCCGTTAATAATGAGGATGGGGTTGATCATTTTATTCAAAGTGGATTTTATGGTCAATATGTTGATATTGAAGGAGTCTACAGGACTGAGTTTGAATTAATTAAAAGATATCGTGAAATGGCACTTCATCCAGAATGTGATAGTGCCATTGAAGATATTGTGAATGAAGCAATTGTAAGTGATCTTTATGATTCTCCAGTTGAAATTGAACTTTCAAATTTAAATGCCAGTGACGCATTAAAAGATGCCATCAGGAAGGAGTTTAAGTATATAAAAGAAATTATGGATTTCGATAAGAAATCTCATGAGATTTTTAGAAATTGGTATATTGATGGTAGAATTTATTACTTAAAAGTTATTGATGTAAAAAATCCTCAAGATGGAATCAAGGACTTGAGATATATTGATGCCATGAAAATTAGGCATGTGAGGAAGGAAAAGAAAAAAAATAAGCACCAGCAATTAACTTATAAGACTGCAAATTCGGAAGAAAATCCTTATACATCGATTAGTCCAGAACTTGATGAATACTTCATGTATACCCCATCTCCAAACTATCCTACTGGGATGGTTTCAAGTGCCGGAGGGGCAGCAAAGGGAGTTAAAATTGCAAAAGATTCAATTGCCTATTGCACATCTGGATTAGTTGATAGAAATAAAAATACAATTCTTTCATACTTACATAAAGCTATCAAGTCACTCAATCAACTTCGGATGATTGAAGACTCTCTGGTTATCTATAGATTATCGAGAGCACCAGAAAGAAGAATCTTCTATATTGACGTAGGCAATCTTCCGAAGGTAAAGGCGGAGCAATATCTTCGTGAAGTAATGAGTCGTTATCGTAACAAATTAGTTTACGATGCAAATACTGGAGAAGTTCGTGATGACCGTAAGTTCATGAGTATGCTTGAGGACTTCTGGCTACCACGTAGAGAGGGTGGTCGTGGCACAGAAATCACAACTCTTCCTGGTGGTCAGAATCTTGGAGAACTTTCTGATATTGAATACTTCCAGAAAAAATTATATCGTTCCTTAAATGTACCAGAATCAAGAATTGCAAGTGATGGTGGATTTAATCTAGGTAGATCATCTGAAATTTTAAGAGACGAATTAAAATTTTCAAAGTTTGTAGGAAGACTTAGAAAACGTTTTGCTAATGTTTTTAGCGATATCTTAAGAACTCAATTGATTCTCAAAAATGTTATAACTCCAGAAGATTGGGTTTTAATATCTGATCATATTCAATATGACTTTTTATATGATAATCATTTTGCAGAATTAAAAGAATCTGAATTATTAACAAATAGGCTCACACTCCTAAGCACTGCCGAACCATACATCGGTAAATACTATTCAGCAGAATATGTGAGAAAGAAGATTCTCAGACAAACTGATTCGGAAATTATTGAATTAGATTTACAAATAGAAGATGAAATTAAGAAGGGAATAATTCCCGATCCAAATGCAATTGATCCGATAACAGGAGAATCTTTACCTCCACAAGGAGAAAATATGGAAGGTCAAGATGCTATGGGAATGGGTGATATGGGTCAAAATCCTGCAAGTGATATTGGTCAAGTTCCAACAGAACCAGACTTAGAACAGCAGTCATCTGCTTTCAATGCACAATTGGGAAAAGATAGTAAAAAAGCCGAAATATAAATAATCATATATCACAACTTTTTTTATGGAAGAAATTATCGATTTAATTGCAACAAATGCTTCGGCATCTGAAATTAATAGCAAGATAAAGGATGCTTTATATGTTAAAGCATCTGAAAAACTAGATGATGCTAGACCTTTTGTTGCAGCTTCATTATTCGGAACAAATAATGTTGATGAATATGATGATGAAGATTACACTCAGGAAGAGGAATAATGGCAAGGATTAAAGTTCTTGGTGCAGAAGCAGCACTTCCAACTACAACTGGAGCAGCTACTAGCTTTAGTTCTGCAACTGTAGTTAGATTAGTAAATACTGCAACTGCTGCTGATTATTTGGTAACGGTTGTTGAAACCCAAGGTGGTTCTGTAGTTGGTTCCTTTACGGTTATGAGATCACAAAGTGAATTGTTAGAAAAGCAACCCTCACATTGTGTTTATGCAGCAAACGTTGCAATTTTAGGAGCAAAAGTAGGATTTACAAATTAAAGCAATGAAACTCATCACAGAAGAAGTATCAAAAGTAGAATTTATTACTGAAGGTAAGGGTTCTTCCCAAAGATGTTACATCAAGGGAATCTTCTTACAAGCAGAGCAAGTTAATAGAAATGGGAGAATGTATCCCATGTCTATTATGGAACGTGAAGTGAATCGTTACAATGAAAATTTTGTCGCAAAAGGTCGTGCTCTTGGAGAACTGGGCCACCCAGATGGACCTACCGTAAATCTTGATAGGGTGTCACACAAAATTTGTGAACTTTACAAAGATGGAAAAAATTTCATCGGTAAGGCTCAAATTCTTGAAACCCCGATGGGCAAAATTGCAATGTCTCTGATTAAAGAGGGTGTTTGCCTTGGCGTTTCTTCTCGTGGTGTTGGATCACTTAAAATGACCAATGAGGGTCATAAAGTAGTTGGTGAAGATTTTATGCTTGCAACTGCGGCAGATATTGTTGCCGATCCATCTGCACCTGATGCCTTTGTTCAAGGAATCATGGAAGGTAAAGAATGGGTTTGGGAAGGAGGAATTCTTCGTGAAAGACTATCAGAATCCACAAAGCGTAGAATTAACACACTAGTTGATGAAAGAAAACTACAGGAACATAAAGTTGAATTGTTTCAGCAGTTTCTTTCAAATCTTTAATTTAATAAATAAATATAGATTATACATAAATATCTAAACAAATGTCCGTTGGTAGAAATTTACAAGAAATGGAAAACGTAGTAACCAAAGGGGCAGCACCTGCCGAGCCAATGAATAAAACTGGGTCATGGGAAGATCTCGGTGGTCCTACTCCCGAAAATTATCGCCCAGACGATAATTCGGCTCAACTCAAAATGCCAGGAGCAACTCTTAAATCAGTTAAGAATGTTGTTAACCAATCAGCAGTTGCAGCTGAACCGATGTCTGTTGCTAAAGAGGAGTCTGAATATGATGAAGAAGATGAACTCTTAGAAGCTTCCCACTCGGAAGAAGATGACAAGGATAAGAAGAAGGAGGATGATGATATGCATCCTTCTTCCAAAAAGAAATCTAAAAAAGAAGAGAAGGTAGAAGAAGAATTTGATATTGAAGAAGATATGGATGCTCTTCTTGCAGGTGAAGAATTGTCTGAAGAGTTTCAAGAGAAAGCACGTACTATTTTTGAAGCAGCAATTAAATCTAAAATTGCTGAAATCAAAGAAGACTTGGAAGTAGCATATCAAGAGCAATTGATTGAAGAAATTCAATCAATTAAGTCTGAACTTGTAGAAAGAGTAGATGCATATTTAGAGTATGCATCTGATGAGTGGATGCAAGAAAACGAAATTGCAATTGAGCACGGGCTCAAAAATGAAATGACTGAATCATTCCTTGCTGGAATGAGAGGTCTTTTTGAAGATCATTATGTAACTGTTCCTGAAGATAGATATGATGTTATCGAGAATATGGTAGATAAACTTGATGAAATGGAGACAAAACTCAACGAGCAAATCGAAAAGAATATTGCTCTTAATAAGAGATTAGCTGAGTCAGTTATTACTGCAGTCTTTGCAGAAGTTTCCGAAGGTCTTGCACTTTCGCAAAAGGATAAACTCGCTTCTCTGGCGGAAAATGTTGAGTTTGATTGTGAAGCAAACTATCGTGAGAAACTGGTAACTTTGAGAAATTCTTATTTCTCCACTAACACTGGTACTCAAAGAAACATTTCTGAAAATCTGTCTGAAGAAGTAGAGTACGACATTAAGAATTCAGTTCTTGCTGAAGGAGTAATGGGTACTTATCTCCAGACTCTTCAAAGAGTTTCTAAAAAGTGATTTCTAAATCATAAACAAATCAAACTAATTTTCAAAGAGGTAAAATCAAATGCAAATGTTCAATGCAGAGCATCTGCAGGAGAAGTGGGCACCACTCCTAGATTACGATGGTCTTGATCCAATCAGAGACTCGCATCGTAGAATGGTAACTGCCGTTCTCCTGGAGAACCAAGAAAAAGCACTTCGTGAGGAGCGTGAGTTCCTTTCAGAAGGTAGCACAACTCAATCAACAACTGGCGCAGCAGGTTTCAGTGCTGATGCATCTTCACCTGTTGCCGGTTTCGATCCAGTTCTGATTTCACTCATCAGACGTTCAATGCCTAACCTGGTCGCTTATGACCTGGCTGGTGTTCAACCAATGAACGGTCCTACTGGACTCATCTTCGCAATGCGTTCACGCTACGCTAATCAGAGCGGTACTGAAGCTCTCTTCAACGAAGCTGATACCGGATTCTCTGGTCAGAGTGACGAATTCAACTTCAATCAGTACAATACCGGCACTTCTGTTGGTATGGGTACTACTGCTCAAGCAGGCAGCAACCCAGGTCTTCTTAACCCAGAGTCTGGTCAAACCGCCACTACCTACAGCGTAGGTCAGGGAATGGGCACTGCTCAGGCAGAAGCTCTTGGAACTGGCAATGATGCTTTCAACGAGATGGCATTCTCGATTGAGAAAGTCACCGTTACTGCAAAGTCAAGAGCTCTGAAAGCCGAGTACACCCTTGAGCTTGCTCAGGACCTCAAGGCAATTCACGGTCTGAATGCAGAAGCTGAGTTGGCAAACATTCTGTCAACTGAGATTCTTGCTGAAATCAACCGTGAAGTCATCAGAACCATCTATAAGGTCGCTGAATCGGGTGCTCAGCAAAACGTAGCAACCAATGGAATTTTTGACCTTGATGTTGACTCCAACGGTCGTTGGTCAGTTGAGAAGTTCAAAGGTCTGATCTTCCAAATTGAGCGTGATGCAAACGCAATTGCCCAAAGAACTCGTAGAGGAAAGGGCAACATGATCCTCTGCTCTGCAGACGTTGCTTCCGCTCTCACCATGGCAGGAGTTCTGGATTATACCCCAGCACTCAATGCTAACCTGAATGTTGATGATACTGGTAACACCTTTGCTGGTATTCTTGCTGGTAAGTATCGTGTATACATCGATCCTTATTCGGCAAACCTTCCTAATGCAAATGGAGTTCACTACTATGTTGTAGGTTATAAGGGTTCTTCACCTTATGACGCTGGACTCTTCTATTGCCCATATGTTCCTCTCCAAATGGTACGTGCCGTTGGTGAGAACTCCTTCCAGCCAAAGATTGGCTTTAAGACCAGATATGGTCTGGTCGCCAACCCATTCGCTGAGGGAACCAACGACTCTGCTCTTGGTCGTCTTCAAGTTAACGCAAACCGTTACTACAGAAGAGTACAAGTTAAGAATCTCATGTGATTCTTTCCTTATATTTCATTCACGGGGGGGTCAATCGACCCCCCTTTTTCATCTAAATAAAAATAAAATTCAATGAATTCCCTCTTCGCCAATCAGATACAAAATAGAAATTATCTGTCGCCAATAGGATTTAAATTTACTTTGGCGAAGGAACCAAAGGCTGCATTTTTCTGCAACTCCATCAAAATTCCAGAAATAAATCTATCAACTGCAACACAACCAACTTACTTAAAAGACATAAGTGTTCCTGGAGAAAAACTAACTTATGGAGATTTAAGTCTTAAGTTTTTAGTTGATGAAAACATGGAAAATTATATGACCATTCACAATTGGTTGACTGGTCTAGGATTCCCAGAAACAGCAGAACAATATAGAGATTTGGTATATTTAACTGAAGATATTAAAGATGAGAAGATGGCTTTTAGTGACGGATCACTTCATATTTTAAACAGCAATTATAGAGATGTTGCAGTTGTAAAATTTCTTGATTTGTTTCCAATTGCTTTGTCATCTTTGGAATTTCAATCTGGAGAAGAAGACTATAACTACTTTACAGCAGAGGCAATTTTCAAGTATACTGTGTATAATATCCTAGGAACTGACGGACAACCTTTATGAATCTTGAACAAATTCAGGAAATGTGGCAAAAAGATTCTGTCATTGATCCTGATAACTTACATGATGAATCTTTAAAAATTCCTCAACTACACGCAAAATATTATATTGTTTATAATACAGTCACACTTCTACGTGAAAAAGCAAGAGAAACATACAATAAGGTAAGACTAGAACGATACAATTACTACACTGGAAAGGCACCAATTGAGGTTTATGAAGAAGAACCTTTCCCATATAAAGTTCGTGATAAAGAAGCGTTACAGAGGCATATGGAAGGTGATGAGAGACTAAGTAAACTTGATCTTAAAATAAGATACTATGATATGATGCTAAAATTTCTTGAAGAAATTATTAGAACTATTTCCAATAGAACATATCAAATCAAAAATGCCATAGAGTGGCATCGCTTCCAGGCGGGGTTTAACTAAATATAAATAAACTGCCTATAAAGATGAAGAAGTTTAGGGAATTTATATTCGATTGCTACTTTAAGGAATATAAATCAACACAAGAATTAATTGCAGAAGTTAAATCTAAAAGGGGTGGTCCAGATTATGACTATGAGCAATCTTTCGTAAATCTCTATAACCACATGGTTAATAAGAGTGACTCTGAGGGTGCAGATATGAGAAAGTTGTTCAGAGGTGCGGTACAACGTGGCGATATGTTTACTATAACAGATCTCATTGCAAAAGAAGTACAAAGAGCACAAACCGATCCAACTTCTCCACTGTATTTTGACAATCTTAATCCTAACGATGCTGGTTTTACTGGAGGAAAAAGGTCTAAATCTGGAGAGGTTCAGGATAAGGAAGCACATAGAGAAGCATATTATAATAAATTATTAAATCAACAATATTCTTTATTAAATTTTGTTCAAAGTGAAAGTGGCAAAATACAAGCATCTAGAGGACATATTGCCGAACGTGAGGGAGCCACTAAAATTGCATTAACTGATAAAGCAAGAGAAATAACCGGAAAAGAACAGGATACATCTAAAGTTGATGTCTCATTTGTAGATGAAAATGGGAAAAAATATGGAATAAGTTTGAAAGACGCTAAAGGTGCTGTAGTTAATTCTTCTGGAGCAGAAGAAACAAAAGCATATATTCTTCTTGGAATGAATTCTCTTTTGGATCAGCAAGAAAAAGTTGATAAAATAATTACTCCAGAACAAAGAGCAGAAAGGGAGGCAATGGGTAAAGAACTTGCCAATCAACTTGCACTCTATATGTCTAGCACAAGAGGGATGAGTAAGGAGCAGCAAAAGGATGCTCTTCCTCAAATGCAAGAGTATTTGAATAGTATAGAATCTGTTATTCCAGGAACCATTCAGGCCATGTCTAGAGAGGCGATAACTGGAAAAGGTAAATATGGAGATGCTAGTACAGTAGATGCTTTATTCTCTACTGGTAGGGGTGGAGAAGTTATTGAAGATCCATCATGGTTGGCTCAATATGTTTTTCAAAGAGGAAGACTTGGCAAGGGAACCAGTAAAACAAAAGAAGGTGCAATTCAAAGACCAACTACAATGTCTGGGGACATTAAAAATTATCAAGATGCTGAAGACAAACCAACAGATAGTGAATATCTGAAAAAATGGAGAGAAGAATGGGGAGTACCAGCATGGGAGAAAAAAATTGCTAATTTTGAACCAGAGATTCAAGATGAAATAAGAAACCTTCAATCTAAAGGTGAATTTGATTTAAAAGATCTTGTTGATTTTGAAACTTTTGACATTCGGGCAAAAAAAGTTAGAGAAATTAAACAGCAAGAACAACAAGCACAGGCAGAGGCAGAAGCGCAACATACTCAAACAGCGGCAGAGTTGGAGCAGCAAGTTGCACAGTCTCAATTAGATATGCAAACTGCACAGACAGAAGTTGATAAGGCAAACGATCCAACAAAACTTAGGTATTCTGATGGAACCAGACCACTGTTACAAAATTTACCTAGATTCCAATCATTTATAGATAGAAATCAATCAGATCCTTCTGTCAAAAAAATAGTTCAAAAAAGGGAAGCAGCACAAAATAATCTTGCAGCAACACAGGCAGCAGCAAATGATACTGTTGCGGCATATCAAACACACTTAAGTACACCTCCAACTGCAACTCTTGATACTATTCGTCAGGGAGCTGCAAAAGCACAGGGAGGAGAAGAACAACAAGTATCAACACAAACTCAAAAACCAGAACCAACTCAACAACCAAAACCAGAAGTTCAACCAGAACCAACTCAACAACCAAAACCAGAAGTTCAACCAGAACCAACTCAAAAACCAGAACCAACTCAACAACCAAAACCAGAAGTTCAACCAAAACCAACTCAACAACAGTCTAAACCGAACCAAAAGAAAAAACCACAAAAGCAACCAGCAGAGGGAGCACCTGAAGAACAGCAATAAATATTCATAACTGATATTTTATGAATGTCACATTTGATTATATCAAAAAAGAACGAAGTATATTTGCAGGTAAAATCTGAACCACACGTTTACTACGAACTTCAGGATCAATTTACCTTTGATGTACCTGGTGCTAAATTCATGCCTCAGTTTCGCAACAGACACTGGGATGGAAAAATACGCCTATTCAATCCACAAACTGGTGAAATATACGTTGGTCTTTTAGATAAACTCATTCGTTTTTGTGAAAACCATGAGTATACCTATGAGTTTGTAAACAATAAATTCTATGGTCTTCCTTTTGAAGTCAATGAAATGATTTCAAAAGAGGGTGTAAAAGACTATATGACTTCTATCTGTAAGTATGCTCCCCGTGAATACCAAGTTGAGGGAGTATACGACGCTTTAAAACATAATCGAAAGTTGTTGATATCTCCAACTGCTTCTGGAAAGTCGTTGATGATATATGCTCTTGTGAGATATTACGTTGAGAAAGGGCAAAATACGTTGATAGTCGTTCCAACGACATCCCTTGTAGAGCAGATGTATAAAGATTTTGCAGATTATGGATGGGATGTGGGTTCATTTTGCCACAAGATTTATGCTGGAAAAGAAAGAGAAACGGATTCTCAGGTAATTATCACAACCTGGCAGTCCATCTACAAACTTCCCCGTCAATACTTTTCAAGATTTAATGTGGTTGTTGGTGATGAAGCACACCAGTTTAAATCAAAGTCATTAGTATCTATAATGACAAAACTTTCCGATTGCAAATATCGTTTCGGATTTACTGGGACACTTGATGGAACACAAACTCATAAGTGGGTATTGGAAGGTTTATTCGGACCATCTTATAAGATTATCCGTACTGATGAGTTAATGAAGAAGGGTCATGTTGCCACTCTAGATATCAACATTCTCTTGTTAAAACACTCACCAAATAAATTTGAAACCTTTGAAGAAGAAGTTCAGTATATCATCAATCATGAGAAACGCAATAAGTTCATTAAAAACCTTGCCATTGATCTTAAAGGTAATACTTTAATTCTTTTCTCTAGAGTAGAAGGTCATGGTCAACCTTTGTACGAATTGATAAATAACAGTATCGTTGAAAATCGTCATGTATTTTTTGTACATGGTGGTGTAGATACTGAGGATAGAGAAAAAGTTAGAGAAATTACTGAAAAAGAAAATAACGCAATCATCGTTGCTTCTTACGGTACTTTTTCTACTGGTATCAACATTAAAAATTTACATAATGTTATCTTTGCTTCCCCTAGTAAATCAAGAATCAGAAATCTTCAATCAATCGGAAGAGTTCTCCGAAAAGGAGAAAATAAAGTGAAAGCAACTCTATATGATATTGCCGATGATATTAGTTATAAATCAAAGAAAAATTATACACTTAATCACTTGATTGAAAGAATTAAAGTTTATAACGAAGAAAATTTTAATTATGAAATTGTAAACATACCATTTAAGAATTAATATGGGCGAAGAGTTTTACTGTGTTTTAAAACTAGTATCTGGAGAAGAAGTATTTGCATTAATTTCTATTGATGAAAATAATGATGATCCAATAGTAATAATGCAAAATCCTGTTATTATAAAAATAGGTTCCAATCAAATGGGAACTTTTATAAAGATAAAACCATGGATGGAGATTCCAAGTGATAATATCTTTATTATTAGGAATGATAAAATTATTACAATGAGTGAAGTCAGTGATGAAAATATGATATCGATATATCAAAAATATATTCAAGATGATGATGGTGATGATAATATTTCTCTACTTAATAAAGTTAATTCAGATTCAAACAAAGTAGATATCTCAGATAATATGGGTTACTTATCTTCAGTAGAAGAAGCCCGAAAGAAACTAGAAAATATATTTAACAACAAAGATATTAAAGATTAGCTATATCTCATCTTCAACGGAGACAAACCTAGTCTACTTAAAATTCTTGATGTTGTCAAGCCCTGTTTATGTGCTATAATTAGTTATTATCAATAAATTAATTTAAAATTAAATAAGATGTTATGTCTAAGAAAAGATCCGAACACTATGTTAATAATAAAGAACTTTTAGAAGCACTGATTGTATATCGTACAAAAGTTGCAGAAGCAAAGGAAAAAGGTCTTCCCAAACCAAGAATTACAAACTATTTGGGAGAATGTTTTTTGAAGATTGCTACTCACCTATCATATAAACCTAATTTTGTAAACTACATGTTTAGGGATGATATGATTTCTGATGGAATTGAAAATTGCGTTCAATACATTCACAATTTCAATCCAGAGAAATCTCAGAATCCCTTTGCATATTTTACTCAAATCATTCATTACGCTTTTCTCCGTCGTATTCAAAAAGAGAAAAAGCAACTTGAAATCAAGACTAAGATTATTGAACGAACTGGTTTTGATGAGGTTATGATGATTGATGACAGCTTGCTTTCTGGCAGCAGTAGTGATTACAACACAATAAAGGATAATATTTCATATAGAAATAATCGTTAAATACTATTATTTTATAAATAGTAATAGTATTATAGAAATATATGAATACTTTTATTGGAAAACCTTGTAAGAAATGTGGAAATAGTGAAAGATACTGTTCCGGAAATAAACCTTGTGTTAGGTGCGTAAAAGAAAATTCTAATCTTCGTTCTAAAAATGGTAAAAGGACCGAGTGGTCTAGGCAAAATAAGGAGAAAATAAATTCTAAGAATAATTCATATTATCATTCATTAACTCCCGAAGAAAAAATCCTTAGGAATAGAAAACAGCAAGTTTCTCTTTATGGATTGACTTTGGAGGATTATGATGCTATGCTTGAAAAACAAAACGGTGTATGTGCCATATGTTCTAAAAAAACAGAGGGTAATCTACACATAGACCATAATCACGAAACCAATCAAGTAAGGGGATTGCTATGTGGTAAATGCAATCGGGCAATAGGATTATTAAACGACGATATTTCTTTATTTACAAAAGCAATTACTTATTTAAACTGATTATGAAGGTTGCAATTTTAACGGATACTCACTACGGTGCAAGAAAGGGTTCTAAGTATCTTCATGACCATTTTGAACTCTTTTATAAGAATGTATTTTTCCCTGCTCTAAAAGAACACGGAGTAGAGGCAGTCATTCACATGGGTGATGCTTTTGATAGTCGTAAGTCAATTGATTATCAAAGTCTTGAATGGGCAAAGAGAGTTGTATTTGAACCTTTGCGGAACTATGATGTTCATATGATTATTGGTAATCATGATTGTTACTACAAGAATACCAATAGCGTCAACTCTCCAAGTCTGCTTCTTCAAACTTATCCAAATGTTAAAACTTATAGTTCTCCACAAACCATCCAAGTTGGTGGATTGAACATCTTGATGGTTCCCTGGATTTGTAGCGAGAACTACGATGAAACTTTGAATCAAATTCAGAAGACTAAAGCAAAAGTTGCGATGGGGCACCTTGAACTACAGGGTTTTCGTGTAAATCGCAATCTAATTATGGAGGAACATGGACTGGAAGCGAATATTTTTGCAAAGTTCAAAAAGGTATTTTCTGGTCATTACCACACTCGTTCTGATAATGGACGCATTTTCTATCTTGGTAATCCTTATGAAATGTACTGGACGGATGTGAATGATACTCGTGGATTTCATATCTTCGATACGGAAACCCTTACTCATACTCCAATTAACAATCCTTATAAATTATTCTATAACATTTATTATGAGGATACTCCATATCAGTTATTTGATACTAGTGAGTATGAAAATAAGATTGTTAAGGTGATTGTTCGTAAAAAATCTAAACCAAAAGATTTTGAAAAATTTATTGATAAACTTTATACCGCTGGAATTCAAGAATTAAAAATTATTGAAAACTTTGAAATTCAAGAAAATGAGGAATTTGAAATTAGTGAAGACGAAAACACCCTTACAATTTTAAATCGATATATTGAAGAATCTGAGTTTTCATACGACAAAAACATTATTAAAGGAATCTTTCAAGATCTTTATCAACAAGCTTGCGAAGTAGAGTAATGTTTCTTCTCACACTCAAAGATAGAAAAGACGATGGTGCATACGCTGTTCAAGATGAATATGGACAAAAAGTCTTATTTCTTTTTGAGGATGAGGATGATGCAGTTAGATATGCTTTAATGCTAGAAGACATCCAAGAAACTGAAATGGATGTTGTTGAAGTTGATGATGAACTTGCAATAAAGACTTGTAAGATGTATAATTACAAGTATGCTGTGGTCACACCTGACGATATTGTAATCCCCCCTAAGAATGTTAGTATTTCATAAAATTCGTTGGAAAAATTTTCTGTCCACTGGAAATTCTTGGACGGATATTAATTTTCAAAAACATAATACAAATTTAATCATCGGAACAAACGGTGCAGGAAAATCAACAATACTTGATGCATTAACTTTTGTTTTGTTTAATAAACCATTTCGCAAAATAAACAAACCACAGTTGGTTAATACTGTAAACGAAAAAGATTGTCTTGTTGAAATTGAATTTTCTGTTAATAGTCGTAATTACTTGGTTCGTCGTGGAATTAAACCAAATATTTTTGATATTGAAGTAAATGGAAATCAACTTCATAAGGAAGCGGATGATCGTTCCAACCAAAGAATTCTTGAAGAAAATATCCTGAAGGTAAATTATAAGTCTTTTACTCAGATTGTGATTCTGGGTTCAAGTACCTTTGTGCCTTTTATGCAACTTACAACTGCCAATCGCCGTGAGGTGATTGAAGACTTGTTGGATATTCGTATTTTCTCTGCAATGAATAATCTTATTAAAGATAAGATTCGTACTCAAAAAGATCAGGTTAAATCTCTTGAGCTTAAGAAAGAAACTCTTAAAGATAAGATGAAAATGCAAAAAGAGTTTATTGAAGAACTTGAGAATCGTGGTAATGCCAATATCAATGCCAACAAAGAAAAGATTGCCAACTTAGATGCTGAAGTTGGAACTTATATGACTGAAAATGCTAAAACTGAAGAGCAGATTTTTGTATATACTAAAGAGCAGGAAGAAGTGATAGGTGCAGATGATAAGTTAGTAAAGCTTAACAATCTTAAGGGTAAAATCTCTCAAAAAGTATCTGTCATTACCAAAGAGCATAAGTTTTTTAATGAAAATACGGTCTGCCCTACCTGTACTCAGACAATCGAAGAAGAGTTTAGGTTAAATAGAATTGTAGATGCTCAAAATAAAGCAAAGGAACTCCAAAAAGGTTTTCAAGAACTTGAGGAGACTATAAAGTTAGAACAAGAACGAGAGCGTCAATTCACAGTTCTATCGAAGGAGATTACGAAACTCAATCATGAGATTTCTCAAAACAATACTCGGATATCACTCAATCAGAGGCAAATCCGAGACCTTGAATCTGAAATTCAAATTATTGCCCAAAACCTTGCAAACAGAAATACTGAGCATGAGAAGTTAGAAGAATTTCAAACCAATCTCCAAAAAACATTTGAAGACCTTTCTAAGAAAAAAGAAGAAATCGTTTATTACGATTTTGCCTACTCCTTACTCAAGGATGATGGCGTTAAAACGAAGATAATTAAAAAGTATCTTCCGTTCATAAATCAGCAGGTTAATCGTTATCTTCAGATGATGGATTTTTATATCAATTTCCATCTTGACGAAGAGTTCAACGAAACGGTAAAGTCACCTATTCACGAAGATTTTTCTTATAGTTCTTTTAGTGAAGGTGAAAAAATGAGAATTGATTTAGCACTACTCTTTACTTGGAGAGAAGTTGCAAGAGTCAAGAACTCCGTGAATACTAACCTGCTGATTATGGATGAAGTCTTTGATTCTTCACTTGATGGATTTGGCACTGATGAGTTTCTTAAGATCATTCGTTATGTGATTAAAGATGCTAATATATTTGTAATTTCTCATAAGACTGACTTACATGACAAATTTGAAAGTGTCATAAGGTTTGAGAAAGTCAAAGGTTTTTCTCGTATGATGTCCTCACAAGCACAAGGCGAATGAAACTTCCCAACTGGCAACACCACTCCAAAAAGGAGCAGAAGCGGAAACTGAAACCGCAGGCACTCCGACAAGCAAAGGCACGTCGCCAAGCACTCAAGAAGCGTCTCCAACACGGGGACGCTTCTTTTTTTATAAATAACTAAAAAGTATTTGTAGAAAATGACAGATAAAGAAATTTTAGGTCTTTGGGAAGCCTATAACCAAATTTATACTCAAGTTGAAGATGTAGAGCAACTTGATGAACTTTCGCTTGATACTTTACGTTCGGCTCGTAAAAAAAGATTTAAAAAAGTTGATGAAATTGAATCATCTGGTGGAGAAGATGCAGAAGGTAGAAAAAAATTACGCAGAACGCAAAAAGCAATTGCAAGAAAAACCTCTCCAGGGCAACCAGATGATCCTCATAAAGGTGCTAGTGCAAGACTGAATATGGAAATGGAGTATGATGCTTTTGATGCTATTCTAGAGCATCTCTTAGATGAAGGATATGCTGATACGAATGAAGCGGCACTTGTAATTATGGCGAATATGAGTGAGGAGTGGAGACAGAGTATTGTTGAAGGTAAGAAAGAGTTTCCTCATAAGAGAGTTGATAGACAAGTTTATGATGCTATGGACTCTGGAGAAACTGCGGGAGACTCTGGTGATTCTGTCAAACAAAAAAGAGATTATGATAGAGCAGATAAAATGCGTTCAGTTGCTGCAAAGCACGGCGGGAAAACTAGAGGTTGAGAACCACTTTCCAAACTGGCACACTAGAGGGTCTCACCACCCTCTTTTTTTGTATAATACGTTCATAAGAAATCAAATCTATGACCGTCAACCACGAAATCAAGTCCCACCTTGCCCGACTGCTTGCGACCGAAGACCTTGTAGTTGAGCACAAGAAAGTAGAGACTGCCTGCTTTAACGTTCATACCCGTGTGCTTACCCTGCCGATGTGGGAACGTGCCAGCAATACCGTCTATGACCTTCTGGTGGGTCACGAGGTTGGTCACGCTCTCTATACTCCTGATGAGGACTGGTTGAAGGAAAATAAAATCCCACCCCAGTTTGTGAATGTGGTTGAGGATGCCCGTATTGAGAAATTGATGAAGCGTCGGTATGCCGGTCTTGCCAAGACCTTCTATGCCGGTTATAAAGAACTTTCCGATGAGGATTTCTTTCAGATTGGTGATGATAATCTAGAAACTTATAATCTTGCCGACCGTGCAAATCTTTACTTCAAGGTTGGTAATTTCACCGATGTTCCGATTGAGCGTGGTGAAGAGTCTGATATTATCAATCTGATTGCATCTGCCGAAACTTTTGCCGATGCTCTGATTGCCGCAGAAGAACTGTATAAGTATTGTAAGCAAAAGCAGCAGGAAGAAACTAAGATTTCTCTGGATAATCTTGAGTCTCAACAGAGTGGTGCTGATGAGCAACCTTCTTTCGATTTTAGTGACCAACAGGAAGGTGAAAACGACCAACCTGAGTCTGAAGGTAGTGATAGTTCTAGTTCTGCATCCGAACAAGGTTCTCAGCAACAGCAAATTTCCAATCAGGGTGGTGAGAAGAATGAAGAACCTGAAGTAAAAACCGTAGATTCTCTTGAAGAATCTCTTAAAGAACTTGTCAATCAGAATGGTTATGAGAATGTTTATCTTGAACTCCCCAAAGTTGACCTGAAAAAGATTATTGTTTCCAACGCAGAAATTCATTCCAAGTGTAAGCAAGAATGGAATTCTTATCTTGAGAGGCACGAATACACCGAATTTCATATTTTCGGTGAAGTAGATAAGAAGTTTGTGGATTTCAAGCGTTCGGCACAGAAAGAAGTCAACTATCTGGTCAAAGAGTTTGAGTGTCGTAAGGCAGCAGACTCCTATGCTCGTGCCACTACTGCTCGCACAGGTGTTTTGGACTGTACCAAACTTCATACCTATAAGTATAATGAGGACCTTTTTAAGAAGGTTACGACACTTGCCGATGGTAAGAATCACGGTCTGGTATTTGTTCTGGACTGGTCTGGATCTATGGGCGAAGTGATGTTGGATACTATTAAGCAACTCTTCAATCTTGTGTGGTTCTGTAAGAAAGTTTCTATTCCTTTTGAGGTTTATGCCTTCACGAATGATTACCCTCTGGTTTCATATGATGAGGATGGTAAGGCAACTCTTCGTGAACTTTCCTACAAGAAAAAAGATGGACTTCTTCAAGTGAGTGAGTGGTTCACTATGATGAATATTCTTACCAGTAAGGTAAGTGGTAAGAATCTGGATGAGCAAATGAAAAATCTCTTTCGTCTTGCTGTTTCCTTTGGTCGTAGTTTTTATTCTTCTTATCCTGTTCCTGTTGGTATGAACCTTTCCGGAACTCCCCTGAATGAATCTCTGGTCTCTTTGCACCAAATTCTTCCTAAGTTCCAGAAAGAAAATAAACTACAGAAAGTTCAGTGTGTAATTTTAACTGATGGTGAAGCACAAGGTCTCAAATATCATCGTGAAGTGAAGCGTGATTGGGAAAAGGAAAGTTTTATGGGAACTAATCACGTTTCTAGTAATTCTTTTCTGCGTGATCGTAAGACTGGAAATACTTATTCTTTGGACTGTGAATGGTACGGAATGACTGATGTTCTTCTGCGTAATTTGAGGGATAATTTTGTGGATACTAACTTTATTGGTATTCGTGTTTTGGAATCACGTGATTCTGGCAATTTTATTCGCCGTTATTGTGGATATTATGGACCTGATTATGATAAAGTAATGTCTGCCTGGAAAAAAGAAAAGGCATTCACCATCAAAAAATCGGGTTATCATTCTTACTTTGGTCTTTCTGCGAGTGCCCTTTCACAGGAAACTGAATTTGATGTTGCCGAATGTGCTTCTAAATCTCAAATCAAATCCGCATTTGTTAAAAGTCTGAGGAGTAAAAAAATGAATAAGAAGGTTCTGGGTGAGTTTATTGAATTGGTTGCTTGAATTATTATGAAAACTAAATTCCCATTTGAACACGTTGTAAAATACGACACTAAAGAAGTCTGGATTAGATGCACCAGTAGCATTAGTGCTATGGGTATTCCCGCACTTGTTGAAAAGTATTATCCCGGATACACTGGACATATTGCAAGTGAAGACTATTTGAATAAACTACGTAATCAAATTGATAAATAACTAGAAAGTATCGGTAAAGATGAACTCTCAGGAACTTCGCAATCTACAAGAAGCATATTTAGAAGTTTATCAGGAACTTGATGAAGACCGGGTTCCCGTGAGAAAGCGTGGTGGGGTAAGTGCTCCAGAAGGAGAACGCAGTATTCCTGGACAACCAAATAGAAGAAATAAAGATTATTGGGCAAGTGTTGAGGGTGAAGATAGGGACAGAGGTGCGGGAAGCAAAGCAAAAAGAAGAGCAGCACTTAATAAAGAAGATGTAGATATTTACCACATCATCCTCTCACATCTTCTAGATGAAGGATATGCTGAAACTCCAGAAGCAGCAGAAAAAATTATGGTGAATATGAGTGAAGAGTGGAGAGAAGAGATTATGGAAGGTGTAAGACCTGAAAACGTTGAAGAACCACTTAATAAAGTAACATTCAAAAAGCGTAGAAGAAGTCTTGCTGGAAGAGAAGAACGTGCTGATGCTCGTAGTAGAGGGCATGTTGATAGACTAACTGGAAAACCTTATGGAACTGAAGAAGCAGCATCTAGAAGAAAAAATTTAAATCCTGCTGAAAGAGAGTCAAGACGTAGATTTGCTGAAGACCCAGCCTGAACCACTTTCCAAACCGGCACACTGGGGGTCCTACGACCCCCTTTTTTCTTGTATAATAACTTCAGTTAAACAAAACGACCTAACTACATCATGCCCCGCAAAACTGCTGTGAATGACGCCCAACTGATTGAATCCATCAAAGAACTTTATGGTTCTGAAATTACATCTGGCGACCTCAAGGGTTTCTGTGCCTCTCGTTCGCTCAACTACCAAACCGTAAGCAATAAACTGTCCCAATACAAAACTTCCCGTGGCAAGTGGAACCTGGAAGTGACGCAAGAACGTGTAGAAGAGATTGAGCGTTCTTTCCAAAATGTTGCGGTTCTTCCCGAACATCACCAAAACCTCATTCCCGAAAAAGATGATACCTTCGTCAAGTTTGGTAATTTTAACGATATCAAAAAAATTATTCAGTCCCGTCTCTTTTACCCTACGTTCATTACGGGTCTGTCGGGTAATGGTAAAACGTTCAGTGTGGAACAAGCGTGTTCTCAACTGAAGCGTGAACTCATTCGTGTCAACATCACCATCGAAACTGATGAGGATGACCTGATTGGTGGTTTCCGCCTTGTGAATGGTGAAACTGCCTGGCATAATGGTCCTGTGATTGAGGCACTTGAGCGTGGTGCAATTCTTCTGCTGGATGAGATTGACCTTGCTTCCAACAAAATCCTTTGCCTGCAATCCGTTCTGGAAGGTAAAGGTGTCTTCCTGAAGAAGATTGGTAAGTTCGTGAAACCTGCCGCTGGATTCAACGTGATTGCCACCGCAAACACTAAGGGTAAGGGTTCTGATGACGGTAGGTTTATCGGCACCAACGTGCTTAATGAGGCGTTCCTGGAGCGTTTCCCCGTGACCTTTGAGCAGTCCTATCCTGTTCCTGCAACCGAACAGAAAATCCTTGAAGGTATTGCTCTGGACCTGGGTGTGGAAGACCGTGATTTCTGCAAGCGTCTGGTTGATTGGGGCGATATTATCCGCAAGACTTTCTACGATGGTGGTATTGAGGAAATCATCAGCACCCGCCGCCTGGTGCATATCATTCGTGCCTACAGCATCTTCCAAGATAAGGCAAAGGCAATCCAAGTGTGTGTGAATCGTTTTGATGATGAAACTAAGCAAGCATTCCTTGAACTTTATGACAAGGTTGATGCAGATTTCGTGATGCCTTCCGCAACTCCAGAACTGACTGTAGAATACGTTGACGAACAACAAGTAAACTGATATAATTGGGGAAGGTAAATTATGACTTCCCCTTATTATGTTTGGACCAGAGGACGAAAAAAATCTAGTCGAATACAAAATTACTATGAGTGAATCAAAAAATCATCTTTGGAAATATAACGAAGATAAAATCCTGAAAGACATTCAGGATTATGTAACCAGCACCTATCACGGTCATTATTGTGGGGATGAGTCTGGTTATGATGACATTCAAACAATTGACCTGATGGCAGCAAAGAAACTGGCAGCAGGATTCTGTCAGGCAAACATTCTGAAATATGGTTCTCGTTATGGGGACAAGGATGGGCGTAACAAGCGTGATTTGATGAAAGTCATTCACTATGCTATGCTTCTGCTTCACTTTGATGGGCATTATACTCGTCAAGATAATGGTCTAACCGAATTCCGTTGATTATGAAACTTAAACCCCAAATTATGAAACTTTCTGATAATACTATTGCACTTCTCAAGAACTTTGCGGGTATCAACAACTCGATTCTTGTGAAGAAAGGTAATCGCCTTCGCACAATTTCTGTTGCCAAGAACATTCTTGCCGAGGCAGATATTACTGAAGAATTCTCTCGTGACTTTGCGATTTATGATTTAAATCAATTTCTGAATGGTTTGAGTCTTCATCAAGACCCTGAACTTGACTTTACTGAAGAGTCGCATATTACCATTCGTGAAGGTAAGCGCCGGGTCAAGTATTTCTATGCTGATCCTAATGTCATTATTTCTCCTCCAGACAAAGAAATCAAACTCCCTTCTCAAGATGTTTGTTTCCAGTTGGATAGTGTGACTCTGGAAAAACTTCTTAAGGCAGCAGCGGTTTATCAACTTCCTGACCTTTCTGCTGTTGGTGAGGCGGGTGTGATTCGTCTTGTGGTTCGTGATAAGAAAAACGATACCTCTAACGAATATTCCATCGTGGTTGGTGAGACTGATAAGGAATTCACTTTTAACTTCAAGGTTGAAAATATTAAGATTATTCCTGGTGCCTATGACGTGGTTGTGTCAGAAAAACTTCTGTCACAGTTCACCAATCCTAAGTACAATCTCTGCTATTATATTGCTCTGGAACCTGATTCTACTATTTGATTATGGACTTTTTGCTTTACTTGACTCCGATTGGTAATGAAATTATCAATCGTGTTATGATGAAAAATTTTAATGTTATTGAAAATGCACCGATTTGTAGAAACAAAGATATATTTGGATTTGCTAAAAGTCCAAATTTTATAATCTGCACTAATAATATTAAAAATAGAATTAGTCCAGTTAAGCACTATGTAAATGAAACTGTTTATCACGAAGCAGTTCACATTGCCCAATCCTGTAAAGGTGGGGCATTGGGTATTAAAAATATTAATCTCCCATCTAATAAACTTACTGATGTTACAAATTCCGTAAAAGCATATCGGCAAGGATCTGCCGTATATGAGATGGAAGCATATTACTTAGAAGATAAACCTGAGCAAGTTAATTATTATCTTAAAAAATATTGCCTCTGATGAACATCTTCGTAACCTCTCCTTGGCCCGCAGAAAGTGCAATTTGTCTCCCCGATAAACATATCGTTAAGATGCCGCTTGAATGCTGCCAAATGCTTTCTATCGTGGCGTCTGAGAAATGGGGTCATGGTTATGGCAATCTTTATAAGACTGATAATACACCTTACAGAACTGAAAAAGGTGCGTTTCGTAATCATCCCTGTACCAAATGGGCAATGGAAAGTATCCATAATGCCTATTGGTTAATCAAGTGGGGAATGAATCTATGTGATGAGTATACGATGCGATATGGTAAAGTTCATTCGTGTTATAATACTCTTGTACATGCGTATTATATCTTTCCAAAGGGAAAGATTACTGAAGTAACATCATTTGCTCGTGCGATGCCAGATGAATATAAATTTGATACAAGCATTGACACTTTTACTGCTTACAAGATGTATATTGCATCCAAACCTTGGGTTGCATCTAATTATCTTCGTATGCCACAACGAAAACCTGAATGGGTCTAAATTATGAACAGTGATTTTATATGGGTTGAACGTTATCGCCCAAAGACAATTGAAGAGTGTATTCTACCAGAAAGTATTAAGAAAACTTTTAGTGATTTTCTAAATAAGGGTGAAATTCCAAATATGCTTCTTGCTGGTCCCCCCGGCATCGGCAAGACCACAGTGGCAAAAGCACTCTGCAATGAATTGGGGGTAGATTTTTATGTCATCAATGGATCCGACGAAGGTAGATTCCTTGATACTGTCAGAAACAATGCGAAGAACTTCGCTTCGACCGTATCACTTTCGTCAACTGCTAAACACAAAGTCGTCATCATTGATGAGGCAGATAACACAGGAAACGACGTACAACTCCTCCTACGGGCGTTTATTGAGGAGTTTGCTGGCAACTGTCGATTCATCTTCACCTGTAACTATAAAAACAAAATCCTTGAACCCCTCCACTCCCGATGTGCCGTCATCGACTTTGGGATTAAAGGGAAAGAAAAAGCCTCATTGGCAGGATCCTTCTTCAAGCGTCTACAAAACATCTTGGATGCGGAAGGCGTCGGATATGATCAAAAAGTCCTTGCAGAACTCATCAACAAACACTTTCCAGACTGGCGACGAGTTCTCAATGAATGTCAAAGGTATTCGGTGGGTGGACAGATTGACTCGGGGATTCTTGCATCTTTCTCGGACATCTCTGTAAATGAACTGGTTAAATCTCTCAAAGAAAAGAACTTTACTGAGGTCCGAAAGTGGGTGGTCTCCAACTTGGACAATGATGCTTCTCATTTACTTCGCAGGGTTTATGACGCCTGTTATGATTGTCTTTCACCCGCAACTATCCCTGCTGCCGTTCTTGTTATTGCTAAGTATCAATACCAATGTGCGTTTGTGGCTGACCAAGAAATTAACTTGTTAGCAGCACTAACTGAACTTATGGTGGAGTGTGAATTTAAATGAATCCTTATAAAATCAATAAATCTCTTCTTCAGGATATTCCTGTAAAAACAACCCCAGAAAATGTCAAAGAGGCAAACGAAGGTCTCTTTCGTGCTAAAATGACTCTTCCTGCTGCTGCAAAGCACTGTGGTATGACTCATAAAGAAATGAAACTTACTTTCTGGGAATATTTGAAGTATAACAAACCTGATTATGAAAATAAAGAATTACCTCCTATAAATAAAGGTGGTAATACTAATATCTAAAAATGAAGTTAAAAAGATCTCAATACAAACACACTCCTCCAACCGAAATAGAACTTGCTTG